CCGCGAACGGCGGCCCGTCAACCTCCTCGGTGTTCAGAACCTTGCTGTCATTGACGCCGCCGAGCGTCACCTTGACCCACTCCGTCCGGCCGTCGCCGTTGAGGTCGAGCTTGGTGTACCACTCGGTAATCTCGATCAACCTTGACGCGCGGTCGCGGCTGTCGCGGCTGGCATCCTCCAGCGTCGAGGGGTAAAGCCGGTGGCTGCGCTCGCCCCATTCATCATCCGTGTCGGCTTCCGGCAGATCGTCCACCAAACCCGCGTCATAGCCGGCTTCGATCAGGTCGGACTGCGTGACGCGGCGCCGATGCCCCTGCCCCGGATCGGCGTCGGACTTCACCGTGGGCAAAAATAAGTATTCCTCGGGCGGCACGGGCTCGACGCACACGCGGCCGTCCGGCTCGGCATAGGTCAGGCGGACATCGTAGAGCACTGTCGGTTGCCCGTCAGGCCCAAGCGGCCCCTCGACCCGCTCGGCAGCCGTGATGTCGGCGTTCGGGTCCTGCGTCAGCATGGCGAGCTGCATCTCAGACAGCCCGCCCATGTCCAGCGTGCGGTATTTGGTCTCGTCCTCCCACCAGATCTTGACCACGCCCAGGCCGCCGATCAGCGCGTCTTTCACCCAAGCATGCAAGGTCAAGAACCCCGGATTATCACGTCCCCATATAAAGTTGCAAAAGTCTGTCGCTTGCTCCGCCGTTTGCTCGTCTTCCGCGCCTTGAGGCTCGAAACGAACCATTTCGTCGGTTGTCGCAAAGACTTTTATAATCTGCGGTAACAGCCATTCTGTCGCCTCAAGAACTTCTCTGGTGACAACAGAAGATTGCCCAGGCTTGCTGGCCCACCTGTTTTTTCCAAGATAGTAATCAAGCGCATCCTGTCTTCCGCTCGACAGAGTGCCAACATGACTTTCCGCAGCGGCAATTTCTTTCCCGCAAATAGCTTTGATATCATCATCGCTTAGGGGCTTGGGGCTAGTCGGCATGCTTGTTGCCCTTTGAGCGATTGGCCTCAGCCGTCAGAATTTGCAAGTTCCACGGCACATGCAGCCCACAGACGTTCTCGCCCTGGAGCGGAATGATGTGGTCAACTTCGTGCGTGATGCCTGTTTCCCGGCTTAGCCGGACAGCTTCAGCATAGAACGCTGTCATTTCGGCGCGCTGGTCCGCAGTTAGCCAAGTAGGCGTGCGCTCTATCTTGGCGAGCTTCCGCCTGCGTGTCGCCGCGGACTGCTTTTCGGGGAACTGCCGATGCCAGCGCCGAGCTATCTCCCGCCGCGCTTCCAGGGCCGCCGGGTCAGCCAGAAGCTTCTCCCTGCGGCGGCGCTCGCTCTCCTTGGCGCACTCGGGGTTGGCCTTCGCCCAAGCGCGGTTGGTCGCCTGACATCTCTCTGCATTCGCGCGGTAGTATTGGCGCTGCTTCTGACGCAGGTATTCGCGGTTGGCTTCGCGCCATTTAGCGCTGCCCAGGTAGTGGGCTTCGCGGTCAGCAAGGTTGCGTTCCCGTGTGCACGCAACACAGGCTCCGGTGAGGTGGCGCTTATCAACATGGCCGCGTTTGCACGGCTTGCCGGTGAAGTAGTATTTCGCGCCCAGCTTCTTGGCGGCGCGCGCGGTCTTCGGTAGACTGCTCCCAGCCATGACGATCCTCTTCGACAGGAACGTTGCGGTCAGGGCTGACAGGGTGCTGACACACCCCGTTGGCCCGCTGAAATTATAGCACGGAGCCATCAGACCACCCACCCGACATCGGCTTTCAGCGGCTTGCTCCAGCCATCGTCGGCGCCGTCCGTCATCGCCATTGCGAACCCAAGAAAAGCGTCACTTGCGTGGCTGCTGTCATCGTGCAAAGGCTCGCGTGTGTACTGCCCCGTCTCCGGGTTGACGCCGTATCGGTAGCGGCGAAGCGCGTTCAGACCATCGGCGCACTTGTCGGCGTCGAACCAGCAGCGCGGGAAGACGGTGCGCGCCGCGTTGATCTGGTCTGCCTTGCGGGTGACGGGGACCACCTCGACCCGGTAGCCGGCGTCTTCCACCTGCTTGGCGATGGTGCGCGGGCTGGCCAGCAGTTCGTGACGGGCGTCATGCGGCAGGTAGCAGGTGCCGTACACGTACTGGCGCTTCTGCATTTCTTTGAGGTAGTGGGCGAGGTCGAACCCTCGGTTTTGGTAGAAATCGACCAGCCGGTATTCGAAGCCGACCTGTTGCGCGAACCAGATCGATGTCATGTCGGCGCGGCCGAGGTCCCAGAACGTATGGACCGGCTTGGCGCCCTCCAGCGGCACGCGGGTAAAGCGCTGCTCGCTCGTCGCCTTGCGGATCTCGTTGGCGAAGATCGCGCCGTCGAGGACCTGGCGCGTATGGCCTTCCCAGACCGTCAGGTAGGCGTCGTGATCGCGCTCGCGCAGCAGTTCCATCTCATCGCGGAGCACGTTGGGAAACCATGGATTGTCGCTGTGGTTGATGCGTCGGACGACGGCACCGGGAGGCGGGTCCTTGACGAAGCGCGTGTACGTCTCGTCGGTGTCCAGCTCGGGGTTGAACGACACCCATATCTCGCTGCCCGGCTTGCGGATCGTCGGGATCAAAGTCGTCCAGGACGCCTTCGACACGGTCTGCGCTTCCTCGATCCAGGCGACGTCCGTGCCTTCCGTGGACTTGATCGAGTTGATGTTGTGGCGCAGGCCGGCGAAGGTAAACTCGGTGCCGTTGCGGCCCCGGATGTAGTTGTTCTGGATCTCGTAGAAGTTGCCCAGGCCCATCGCTTCGATCTGCTGGCTCAGCAGGCGATGCACACTGTCGGCGACTGACCTCTGGATCTCACGGGCGCACAGGACCTGCAGCGGCTTGGCGGCGCCCTGCACCAGCAGAGCCCGCGCGAAGGACCATGACTTGGCGCTGCCCCGGCCTCCATAAGCGATCTTGTAGCGCGCCGGGGCGAACAACCACTCCAGCGCCTCGGGAAACTCAATCAGCATTCGGCTCGCGCTTCGGCGACGCCACGAACGCCAGCGTCATGCTGTTGCCCTCGGCGTCGGTATGGGCGATCTCCTGCTTTTCCTTCCAGCCCATCCGGCTTTTCGTCCACCAGATCGCGGCGGTCGTGTTGCCTTCGCGCGTTGCCTGCCGGAACAGTGTTTCCGCCACCTTGGCGTTAGCCTCGATCACCGCGAGGTCCAACTCATCGCGGTAATGCAGGCGCAGCGTCTTACTGTCGATGTCGAGCACCCGCGCGATCTGTTCCTGCGGCGTCCCGTAGGCCGCCAGCGACCGGACATACTTGCGCCGCTCCTCGGTCGCGTCATGCGGAGGCTGGCCGCGCCCGCGCTTTTCCAAGTCTTCGTCGTTCACGTCTTTGTACTCGGGAAGTAATTTCCGATCATTCAGCCGCTTCCAGCGCGCCGCGGGCAGCGGCTACCGCGTCGTCATAACTGCCCGCGCAGTTGGCGGCCCACTCGCCGCCGGCATAGCGCTGTTCGCACACGTCGGCGAAGGTCTGGCCCGTTGCCTCAAGCGTGGCGGTCTGCCCGGTGAAGTTCCGCCAGCGGATAATGGACACATCGACGTAGGCCGGGTTCAGTTCGATGGCATGGCAGGCGCGGCCGGTCATCTCAGCCGCGATGATGGTGGTGCCGCTGCCGCTGAACGGCTCGTAGACGGCTTGGCCGGGCGATGAGTTGTTCTCAATCGGGCGCTTCATGCACTCGACCGGCTTCTGGGTGCTATGGCCGGTTTCGGACTTGGACGGCTTGTCGATCTGCCAGATGGTGCTCTGCTTCCGGTCGCCGACCCAATGCCCCGTGCCGCCCTTCCGGACGGCGTACCAGCAGGGTTCGTGGTGCGGGTGATAATGTCCCCGCCCGATCACAAACTGGTTCTTCGCCCAGATGATCTGTGCCCTGATTTCGAAGTCGCAGGCAATCAAGCTCTGCGCCACTGTGTGGGCCATATTCCCGCCGTGCCACACATAGGCGACTTCACCGGGGAACAGTGCCCATGCTTCGCTCCAGTCGGCGCGGCTGTCATTCATCACCTTGCCGTGAGAACCGTTCTTTGTGTTCTTGTCAGGCATGGCGGAGAGACGCCAACTTGCGTCGTAGTCCACCCCATACGGCGGGTCTGTGACCATCAGGTGCGGTTTGACGCCGTTCAGCGCCTTGGCGACGGTATCGGCGTCGGTGCTGGAGCCGCAGACGATGCGGTGCTTGCCCATGACCCACACGTCGCCCAGCACGGTCACCGGGTTGACCGGCGGCTCGGGCGCGTCGTCGGGATCGGTCAGACCCTCGGTGCGGTCGGCCAGCAGATCGGCCAGTTCGTCGCCGGAAAATCCCGTCAACCCCAGGTCGAAGCCGTCCGTCCGCAGTTCTTCAAGCTCCAGCCTCAGCGCGTCGTCATCCCATCCGGCATTCAACGCCAGCTTGTTGTCGGCGATGATGAGCGCCTTGCGCTGCGTCGGGGTCAGGTGGCCGAGCCGGATGCAGGGGACGGCAGGCATGCCAAGTTGACGGGCGGCGAGGACGCGCCCATGACCGGCGATAATGCCGCCGTCGCCATCGGTCAGGACTGGATTTGACCAGCCAAACTCCCGGATGGAGCCGGCGATCTGTGCGATTTGGGCATCGCTGTGGGTGCGACTGTTGCGCGCATACGGGATTAGTTCGTCAATCGGCAGGTAAACGACGGTAAGCGCGGTTGCTTCGGTCAAGCCATGTCCCGGACACAAGAAAGCCGCTCGCGGTTTCCCGGAGCGGCTGAATTTGAGGACGCGTGTTCGCGCATATCACCGACGTACCATGCGGCGGGCCGCTGGTCAACCCCGTCAACGTTAACGTGCGTCCGTCAACTCCGCCAGCTTAAGCGCGGTTTGCCGATGCTCGGCCCGCTCCTGGCGCAGCTCCTGGCGCATCTTGCGGAGTTGGTACTTCAGCCGGCCCACTTCGGC